AGATCATATTACCAAGGTATTGAATAAAGGTGGAAGAAAATGAGTGGCGAAACTGAAATCCAGTGGAAACAAACTGATATGGTTGAAGTGGTTCTTGGAGAACCTGATGACTTCCTCAAGGTGAGGGAAACTCTCACCCGTATTGGGGTAGCAAGCAGGAAAGAAAAGAAACTATATCAATCTTGTCACATCTTGCATAAGCAAGGAAAATATTACATAGTTCATTTTAAAGAACTATTTGCTTTAGATGGCAAGAGTACAAATCTTTCTTTGAATGATGTACAGAGAAGAAATAGAATTATCAAACTTCTTTCTGACTGGGGACTCATCTCTATTGTGAATGCAGATTACGTAGATGATCTAGCACCCCTGAATCAAATCAAGGTTCTTGCTTTCAAAGAAAAGGATGAGTGGACTTTAGAAAGTAAGTACAACATCGGAAGAAAGAAAGTAGAGGTTGAGTAAACCGCAATGATTATGGGGGTTTTCACTATCCCATTTTTTTAGTTTATCTTTATAACTATTTGTGTGATGCCAAAAGGGTCACACTAAAACGTCGCTTATTAAAGGACAATGGTAAACATCAATTGGGAACACTATACCCCATATTCAATCGGTTTTAATGAAACATTCAATAGACTTGAAACTCTTGCAGGAGGTGGATCAAACTATCCACCATACAATGTTGTTGACGGAAGTAATGGCAGAACCATACTTGAAGTCGCTCTGGCTGGATTTGCAAGCGAAGATATTGAAGTCGAGACTGAACGAAATGTTCTGACGGTTTCTGCTCGCAAAGCACCAGCAGAAAAAGAAAGGAAATACCATCACAAAGGTATCTCTTGTAGAACATTTTCTCGCAATTGGCAGATGTCAGATGATGTAGAAGTTGAAGATGTCAAGTTTGTTGATGGACTTCTTACTGTCACTCTAGTAAAACAACTGCCAGAAAAACAGAAGCGAAAAAAATGGTTCTAAATAATGATGAAGGGTGCTTGACGGCACCCTTTTTTGATGCTATCCTAGTAAATACCTGAATAAATTTTATCTGAAATGGAAGAAACACTGAAAACAAATCATAATATTCGAGTTGTAAATCTCACTACTGGAGAAAATGTTCTCTGTGTGTTTGGTGAAATTCGCAATCCAGAAAACGAAGATCGTGTTCTTGGATACAAGATGCTGTATCCATTCAAACTCACTCTTGGTGAACCTGCTGATGATGGAACTGTACCTGTACGATATATTCGTTGGTGCCCGTTCAGTCCTACAGAAGAGCATCGTTTGAGCGGTGAGCATATCATTAGCGTTGTCTTCCCAGACAATAGCATTCTTGACAATTTTGTGGAACGTCTGAATTCTATCGGAATCACAAACGAACAAATTTTCTATCCTGAGGAGGAAGCAACTGATGGAGATATCAGCGAATCTGTTGAAGCTGGCGAATGAGTGGATCATCGCTCAGGTAGAAGAGGTTGAGGGTGCCACTTCAATAGGTGACCCTGACTGTATTCTACGTGACCCATATGTGGTAGACTGTGATGGTGGTATTGACCCTTGGCCAATCCACTCTGATGATCGTGAAGTGGTAGTCAGATCTTCTGACATAACTACTATTGTAAACCCAAGCAAGCAATTGCTTTCTCGTTATATTGCATCTATTGAATGAAGTTCTATACAAGTGTAGAGCAAGCAAGCAACCGCTTACTTGTACGTGGTTATGAAAATGGCAATCGTTATAGTGTGCGGGTTCCATTTAACCCCACGCTATACTTGCCGACAAAGAACTATTCTGAATGGAGAACCCTTGAAGGAGATTGTGTAGAACCACATAAATTTGGTTCTATCAACGAAGCACGTGACTTTGTAAAACAATACAAAGAGGTAGAAGACTTTGAGATTTATGGAAACTCTCGTTTCTTGTATCAATTTATTGCTGAAGAACATCCTGAAGAAGAGATCAAGTTCGACAGCAGCAAGATCCGTGTATTTACAATCGATATTGAAACCGCTGCAGAAAACGGATTCCCCGATATTGAATCTGCAGATCAAGAGATCCTTGCCATCAGTATCAAAGACAGCTTCACTGGTCGCATTACTGTGTTCGGTGCGAGAGCATTCAATAACACAGACTCCATGGTGGACTACATGCATTTCCACTCAGAAGAAAGCATGTTGGGAGCATTCCTTGAATACTGGCAAGAAAATTTTCCAGATGTAATTACTGGTTGGAATGTACATTTGTTTGACATGCCGTACATTCACAATCGTATTGATCGCATTCTTGGAGATAGATATGTAAAACTTCTTTCCCCCTGGAAACTAGTATCTCAACGTGAGATCTACATCAAGGGTCGTAAGAACTTTTCTATTGACATGCTTGGTATCTCTACCCTTGATTACTTGGATTTGTATAAGAAGTTTACTTATACAAACCAGGAGTCATATCGTCTTGATCACATTTGTTCTGTTGAACTGGGTGAGAAGAAACTAGATCACTCAGAGTATGATACTTTCAAAGAGTTCTACGACAATGATTGGCAGAAGTTTATTGAGTACAACATTCATGACGTTCGTCTTGTAGATAAACTTGACGACAAGATGAAACTGATTGAACTCGCTTTCACTATGGCATATGATGCTAAGGTGAATTATGAGGATGTATTCAGTCAGGTTCGCATGTGGGATAACTACATCTATTGCGAACTTCTGAAACGTAAGATTGCTATCCCTCCTAAGAAGGAAGCAACTAAGACTGAGAAGTATGCTGGTGCTTATGTTAAAGAACCTATTCCTGGATTCTATGACTGGGTGGTGAGCTTTGACTTGAACTCCCTATACCCTCACCTCATTATGCAATACAACATCTCACCAGAAACTCTGCAAGACAAGAGACATGCTTCTGTTACTGTAGACAAACTCTTGAAGAAAGAGGTTGAGATTGAAGGTGAGTATGCTGTCTGTGCTAACGGCGCACAGTATACAAAAGATAAGCATGGTTTCCTTCCTCAGATGATGAAGAAGATGTACGATTCTCGTGTCATCTTCAAGAAGAAAATGATTGCTGCTAAAAAGGAGTATGAGAAAACTCCTACAGTAGAACTCATGAAAGAGATTGCCCGCTGCAATAACATTCAGATGGCAAAGAAGATCTCTCTCAACTCTGCTTATGGTGCTATCGGTAACGAACACTTCCGATACTATCGTCTTGCTAATGCAGAAGCTATTACTCTTTCAGGACAAGTCTCTATCCGTTGGATTGAGAACAAAATGAATGAGTATCTAAATAATCTTTTGCAAACGGAGGCAGTAGATTATGTCATCGCTAGCGATACCGACTCAATCTATCTTAATCTTGGACCTCTTGTTAGTAAATTTTTTGCTAATAAGTCTAGCAATAAAGCAGCAATTGTTTCTCTTCTTGATAAGATCTGCCAAGAGAAATTGGAACCGTTCATCGAATCCAGTTATCAGGAACTTGCGGATTATGTTTCGGCATATGAACAAAAAATGAGTATGAAACGTGAGAATATCGCTGATCGTGGAATCTGGACTGCGAAGAAGCGTTACATTCTCAACGTGTGGGATAGTGAGGGTGTTAGATATAAGGAACCAAAGATGAAGATCATGGGTCTTGAGACTGCTAGATCTTCTACCCCAGCGTATTTCAGAGACAAATTGTATGCAGCGTTTCAGATTATTATCGGCAAGACAAATGATGAACTTATCAATTTTATCAATGTTGTGCGAGCAGAAACCAGATTGCGACCTTACGAAGAAGTTGCCTTCCCAAGAGGAGTCAACAATCTGGCAAAATATCGCCACCCCACAGAAATCTATCAGAAAGGAACACCAATCCACGTGAGAGGCGCCCTCTTGTACAATCATTATATTAGAAAGCACAAGATTGAACACAAACATCAGATGATTCAAGAGGGTGAAAAAGTAAAGTTCATGTACTTGAAAACACCAAACCCTATTCATGAAAATGTAATCAGTTTCTTTGGAGAGCTTCCTAAAGAATTTGGGATTGAAAAGTATGTTGACTATCAGACACAATTTGAGAAGTCTTTCCTTGAACCTCTCAAAAACGTGCTACAATGTATTGGATGGACTCATGAAAAAACCATTACGATTGGGAGTTTCTTTGAATGAGTAAGAAGATCTTTGTAGTCACTTGGACCAATCATGTTGTTGGGCAAGTAGGACCAGAGGACATCAAATGTTTTGATGAATACAACACTGCTCTTGCATTTGCAAAGCTTATGAAAGAGCGTTATAACTATGTAAATTTTTACGAGGAGAAAGTAACCGAATGGGATTCCTAGATAGTGTAATCAAAGATTCAGGAAATGAGTTTGCTGGATTTGTTAGTGAGGGGGTTGCTGCTGGAGACATTACAACTTTCGTTGACACTGGCTCTTATATTTTTAATGCCGTCGTTAGTGGTTCGTTGTTTGGAGGCATTCCTTCAAACAAGGTCACCGCTCTTGCAGGAGAAAGCAGCACTGGAAAAACTTTTTTTGCTCTTTCTGTCGTTCGTAATTTCCTCAGAGATAATCCTGATGGTGGCGTTATTTACTTTGAGTCTGAGTCAGCAATCTCTCGTGAAATGATTGAGAGTCGTGGTATTGATTCAAAGCGAATGGTTATCATGCCAGTTGCTACCATAGAAGAGTTTCGTACTCAGGCATGTCGCATCCTAGACAAATACATGAAAGAACCTAAAGAAGAACGAGTTCCCATGATGTTTGTGCTAGACTCTCTTGGTATGCTTTCCACCACTAAGGAGATGGAGGACATCGCTAATGACAAGCAAGTTCGTGACATGACCAAATCTCAGTTGATCAAGGGTGCTTTCCGAGTGCTTACGTTGAAACTGGGTCAGGCACAAGTTCCCATGCTTGTCACCAATCATACATATGATGTGATCGGTTCCTATGTTCCTACAAAGGAGATGGGTGGCGGTACAGGTCTAAAGTATGCTGCTTCTACTATCATCTATCTTAGTAAGTCTAAGGAACGTGATAGTGCTAAGGAAGTGGTGGGTAACATTATCAAATGTGAGGCAAAAAAGTCTCGCCTAACTATTGAGGGAAGTAAAGTTGCAACACGCCTATTTTTTGACGAGCGAGGTCTTGACAAATACTACGGACTATTGGAATTGGGTGAACAGCACGGAGTATTCACTCGCAAAGGGAATCGTATCGTTGTTGGCGAATCCTCTGTTTATCCTTCTGTTATTCTGGCTGATCCCGAAAAATACTTCACACCTGAAGTGATGGAACAACTTGAAGAAGCAGCAAAAAAAGAATTCTCCTATGGCAACTGAGCGTATTGAACAAACTATCTTGCGTAATCTTCTTTACAACGAAGAGTATTATCGCAAGGTAGTCCCTTTTTTGAAATCTGAATATTTCCAAGAGTACCATGAGAAAGTTATCTTTGAAGAGATTGCTGACTTTGCAAGTAAGTATGATAAAGTACCTACTAAAGAAGTCTTATCGATTAATCTCCAAAATCGTACAGATCTTACTGATGACACGTTTCAAGATTCGCTATCGTCGATTCGAGAACTATCAGACGAATGGGTCGATCACAACTGGCTCCTTGACTCCACCGAGAAGTGGTGTCAGGACAGAGCAATCTACCTTGCCCTCATGCAGTCTATCAAGATCGCAGATGGAGGCGATAAGAAATTATCAAAGGATGCGATCCCAAGCATTCTACAAACGGCCTTGGCAGTATCGTTCGACGAACACATAGGTCATGATTATATTGAACAAGCAGAAGCACGATATGAGTTTTACCACCGCACAGAAGAAAAAATCCCATTTGATCTTGAGAAGTTTAACTTCATTACAAAAGGTGGTCTCCCTAACAAGACTCTCAACATCGCTCTTGCTGGTACGGGCGTCGGGAAGTCTCTATTCATGTGCCATATGGCTAGTGCCGCCCTCACTTCGGGGTACAACGTTCTCTACATTACATGTGAAATGGCAGAGGAGAAAATTGCTGAGCGAATTGACGCAAACCTTTTGAATGTACCTGTTAAAGATATTCCTGAACTACCTGAAGTTATCTTCACTTCTAAGGTACAAGAGATCGCTAGAAAAACTAGAGGCAAACTTATTATCAAGGAGTACCCAACAGCGTCAGCACATGTCGGACACTTCAAATCACTCTTGAGTGATCTCTCTTTGAAGAGAGATTTCAAACCACATATTATCTTTGTGGATTATCTAAACATCTGTGCAAGTGCGAGGTATAAAGGTGCGATTGTCAATTCTTATACGTATGTCAAAGCGATTGCTGAAGAGCTTCGTGGTCTTGCTGTGGAACATAATGTTCCTATTGTCTCAGCTACTCAAACTACTCGTAGTGGTTACGGTAACTCTGACCCTGACCTTACCGATACTTCTGAGTCTTTTGGTTTGCCTGCCACTGCTGATTTTATGTTCGCTCTTATCAGCACAGATGAACTTGAACAACAAGGTCGCATCATGGTCAAACAACTTAAAAACAGATACAACGACCCGACTGCCTCACGAAAATTCATGGTGGGAATTGACAGATCCCGAATGAAGCTGTATGATGTAGCGGATGATGCTTCCTCAATTAGCATCGATAGCGAAGATCCTGGTGAGGAGTTCGCACAATTTCAACAAACACAAAACCGACTTTCTAAATTTGCCGAGTGGAATGTATGATTAATTTCAATAACTATGAAGAGTTTGTATCGCAAGTAACTTCTAAAGCTTCTACAAACTTTGTTGACTTTGCTGATCGTATTGGTGAATTGGATCGTGAAGGTGCCAATATTGAACGACTGCTTACTGCTGGTGTAGGAATCAACGCTGAAGGCGGTGAGTTCCTTGAGATCATCAAGAAGATGGTGTTCCAAGGTAAGGCATGGAATGCAGACAATCGTGATCACTTGATTATTGAGTTGGGTGATATTATGTGGTATGTGGCACAAGCAACCATGGCACTTGGCATTTCTATGGAAGATGTTCTTGACACTAACATCAAGAAACTTGCCAAGCGATACCCTGAAGGGACTTTTGATGCATACTATTCTGAGAATCGCTCGCCAGACGACCGCTGATGTGCTATGATATGGGGGACACCTAAATAAGGGTGACCCCCTTTTCTCGTAGATGGCAACCCAGAACAAGCACCTGGAGCATCTGGAAGACGAGCTGATCAACTACGGATATAATGGATACGTCGCTTCCAGAGACCTCATACAAGGATTTATAGATGAGCTTGGCGGTCGTCCCGCTGGTAGCATCAAGGTGACTACGAAGTGGGATGGCGCTCCTGCTGTGGTTTGTGGCATCGACCCAGAGAGCGGCAACTTCTTTGTAGGCACCAAGTCTGTATTTAATAAGAAAGAACCGAAGATCAATTTCACGGAAGAAGATATTGATAAGAACCATGGTGAGATCCCTGACCTCGCTAAGAAACTAAAGTATTGCTTGAAGTATTTTCCTGAACTAAAAGTCAAGGGTGTTATTCAGGGAGATCTTCTGTTTACTGATGAAGATGTTCAGACGAAAACGATTGATGGAGATCGTTTCTATACTGCTACCCCTAACACTCTGACCTATGCTTGGCCTGTAGATAGCGATCTGGGTAAGGCAGTCAATACCGCTAAGATTGGTGCTGTATTCCACACGTACTACAGCGGGACTGGTCCTGTCAATACGTTGTCTGCTGGTTTTGGTGTTGATAAGTTCAACCTGAAATCCACCCGTAATGTATTCCTGGCAACTGCCACGATGGATAACATTAGCGCCAACTCTGGTCTTACTGCTTCTGAAGAGCGTGTTTTAAAAGCTGTTGTTTCTGTGGTTGATCGTAATGCTTCTACTGCTAAAGAGTTTTTAGAACTGATTGCTCATAATGCAACCAAGCAATTCACTCTTGGTTATACCATGAAGCGCTTTACAAACTCCTATGTAAAGGAAGGTAAGACGATCAATAATGTCAACACTTTTATATCTGGTTTCACCAAAGCATTTGAAAAGTCTTTGGTTGAGAAAGTAGAGAGCCTGAAAACTGAGAAGTCCAAGGCTCAGTATCGTGATATCCTTGCTAACGGTATCTCTTACTTGGAGAACAATCAGCGAGCATTCAAGGCATTCCTTGTGATGTATAACTCTCTCACGAATGCTAAGAACCTGATCAACCTCAAGCTTGCTGGTCTTAGCGACACCAAAGTATTTCTGCGCAGCGGTGACAACTTTGTGGTGACGAAGCCTGAAGGTTTTGTTGCTATCGTTGATGGTAAGGCAGTCAAGATCGTTGATCGTCTTGAGTTCTCTCGTGCTAACTTCACGCTAGAGAAGTCTTGGCGTCCTCCTGTTGGTGAGGGTGCCAAAGTTGCTGTATTCACTTTCGGTCGCTTCAATCCTCCTACCACGGGACATGAGCTGCTGATAAATAAAGTCAAGGAGTATGCTGCTGGTAATGACTACTTTGTATTTCCTAGTCATACTGTAGATAAGAAAGGTAAGAACCCTTTGACTGCTGCTCAGAAAGTTTCTTTCATGAAGATGATGTTTCCTTCCCACAAGGACAACGTTATATTTGATGAGACTGTTCGTGATGCTATCAAAGCTCTGAAGTGGTTGGAAGGAAAAGGTTATACGGATGCTATCTTTGTGGTTGGATCTGATCGTGTTCCAGCATTCCAGTTCATCAAACAATATAATGGAAAAGATTACAACATGAATACTGTTGAAATAAAGAGTGCTGGGCAGCGTGATCCAGATGCCGATGATGTTTCTGGTATGTCTGCTAGTAAAGTTCGTCAGGCAATTGTTGATGGTGACTTTGGTGTTGTTGATAGTGGACTGCCAAAAGCAGTCAAAACAGATAAGGAATTTAAAAAAATGTATATCCAGGCAGTATTGGGGGGTATGTCATAATGTCATTCAATCTAAGAACAGAACAAAGAAACATAGATCAGTACATTGATATCGATATTCCAGCAACTAGAATTAGAAGAATGTTGAAACTAGTTCGTGTTGCAGCTGGGTTTGCCTTTAACAAACAATATGGCGAAACGAATGGATTCGATTTTCAGATTGAAGGTGGAAGTAAAGATGTTGATGAAGATGGAACTTTGATTGAGATTGAAGCAGCAATAAAAGGAAAGAGTTCCATCACCTATAATTATAAGATGACTTGCGATAACGGTGATGCCAAATATTCTGCTTTAAACTTTAGAACTCCCAGAGCGGGATTTATAAATGACATGATCACTTTTATAAATTCCAAGAGTATTAAAAATAAACTTGACGTAACCGAAATTAAATTACATACTCTTGCTGGTGGGAAAAACCCTACGTTGGTTGTTAAATCTTTTTACGCTTATAAAGCGATGGATAAAAAAGGAAATATTGTGACTAAAAGAACTAGTATCAACTACAATTTTTCCTTGAAGTATGCTGGTAAAGCAGAGAGTAGCGGTAAGTTAAATTCTTTGAAACCAAAAGATATTACTCCATCAATCACTGACACATGGTTGACACCACATCAGTTTTACAATAATGTTATATCTTTTATAAGCAATCCATCATCAAATAATATTTTTACCAGTTCTTATCTTAGAGATAGTTATATAGAAGCAGTTTCTAATTCGTGGAACAATAATAGTTTTGATGATAAACTTGGTATAGCACCAGATATGTCATCAGAATTTTTTGAAGTTCTTTCTGTATTAAAGATATCAAAGTTATTGAGCAGTAATAATTCTGACATGAAAGATATTGTTGGGTGGCCTGATAAAGAAAAAATTAATAAAGTAGAAATATATTTACCAGAAGCTGCCAACGAAGCGTTAATTGATTATAAGATTGCTGTTAATGGAAATAGAAATATTCCTTTGAAGATAAGCGTAAAGTCACAGATGAGAGGATCATCTACCGCAACTGTTAAATTTCAAACTGCTTTTCCTGGAGGAGAAGCGGAGGTTCATAAATGGTTTAAAAATATAGCATCTAATGCTAGGTCATCTCAGATTGGACAAAGAATGATAGCATCATCTGCTATGGAATATAACAAGTATTCTGGCAAAGGAACTTTATATCCTATTAGGGGACTTAGGAAACTATTATCTGGATCCAAAAAAAGTCAAGTGTCTAGTGATTTCAAAAAAGTTCTTGATGTTTCTTCTATGACTATTCAAGATTGGAATAAAATGATTACTATTTTGGATAAGAAGATATCTGGAATATCAAAAAATTATGAACCACTTGATAATCTAATACAAGATCAGACTCTCCTTTTGAAGACGAAAAATTTTATAGCAGACAATCTTTTCAAAGAGAATACTAAATCAAAGAAAGTGAGAGAATGTATTGCTATGACAGTAGAAGATGCAGAAAGAAATAGTCCTAATAAAAAATATCCATTTTCTCTCAATAATGTTGCTCTGTTATGTGAAAGAGTTCTAGTTCAAACTTCATATGAAGAAAGTCAAACTCAATTGAATTTTTACAAATTGTTTTATGAGCAAGTCTTACTAAAAGAAAATGTGGTATACTCTATAACTAAGCAGAAAGAAATTAATAGTGAGGTTAGATTACATTATGATTTTGTCAGCACAAGAAACTTTGCTCAATACAAACATTGGATCAAACTGAGAACTAAGAACTATGCTAACAATATGCAAGATGCCTTAGGAATGCAAACATGAAAGATTTCAAGAAACTACGTGAAGAAGCACTTCGTCAACAACAACGCCAACATAATATCTTCAAGGAAGGTGATGCTGTGATGTCATCCCGCACAGGGGATAAAGGACACATACACCGTGTAGGGGGTAACTATGCTATTGTGATTTCTGAGGATGGTGAAATGTTTAGGGAGTGGATGAAGAACATTAGATCTATAAATAATACGAGAAGAACCTCCTTATTAAACGATGAAATATCAGAAGCCAATCAATAACGTTAACAGCAACGATGAGTTCTCATCTGCTTTGATGGAGTCATATGGTAGATGGATGGGTGGTGATACCTTCCAAAATACTACAATCAGCGAAGCACCTTTTGATGGTATGAACCCTCAATCAAATGGTGCTGAGATTGAAGATACCACTAAGCGTAAGAAGACTGCTAAGAAAGGTGGATACGTCGGTCAAGAATCTGCACCCAAGAATGAGGAGTTTGAAGTTCTTGAGCGTGAAGAGTATGAGGTTGATGGTGAGACCTATGTGATTGAAAAGGTGAAAGGTCTTGATGGCAAAGCTTGCTGGAAAGGTTATAAGTATGCTGGCACCAAGATGAAGGGTGGTAAGAAAGTTGATAATTGCATCAAGGCAGGTGTTGAGTATGATGTAGATACTGCTAATCAACTTTGGTCTGAAGTAGGTGAAAAACTTCAGCAGCTTGGTGAAATGGATGGAACTAAGTTCAAAGTAATGGGTGAGAAACTAGATCCCGTCAATCACTCTGAACTCAAGGGTAAGCACTCTGAGCGTAAGGATAAGGACATCGACAATGATGGCGATGTAGATAAGTCTGACAAGTATCTTCATGCTCGTCGTAAGAAGGTAAGCAAGATCATCGCTATGAAGGGAAAGAAATGAAGACATTCAAACAGTTTCGTGAAGAGTGTGGTTGTAGACATAAGGAACGCAAGGGCAAGAAAAAGTCTACTGTAGAAGTAATGCCTACTGTCAACGATGGACAGAAGGGTATGGTAACTAAACCAACTAATGAATCCGTGTTTGCTGGAAACTATGAAGGACCACTCTATGCTCCTCATCCTGACATTCTCAAAGAGAAAGCAGTATCCAAAAAGCAACAAAAATTCATGGGTATGGTCAGAGCTGCTCAGAAGGGTGGCAAAGCGTCATCGCCTGAGGTTGCCAAAGTTGCTTCCAGCATGAAGAAGAAAGATGTGAAAGACTTTGCATCTACCAAGCATAAAGGATTACCTGAAAAGAAGAAAGAGAAGAAATAAATAGTAGGGCTCAATTGAGGCTCATACCATGCTCGCAATCTTACTTCCACTTGCATCAAAAATTATCAAAGATGCTATTGCTAGAATTCCTGAAAACGAAGAACTCGGTGAAAAACTAATTGAAATTTGCCTACTAATTCTTAAGAAAGCAGTAACATTAACAAAGACTGACATGGACGATCAGCTCCTTGCTATCGTTGAAAAGTCAATCAAGTCACGAGAGAATGCGTGACATCAGGGGGTGAGAACCCCCTATTTTTATAAATAAAAATTAGAAATAAGTAAATCTGGAGTAAGTATCCATGACCTTGTATAGTCGTGCTGAAACGCAAGCACAATCAATCAAAGTTTTGAACACAACTGAGAAGGCTTCCGTTGCCAAGTACGAATCTGACGGAACTCTCGTAGCACATGATGGTAATACCAACGCTACTTCTGGTGCCGAAGGTAACGCTGCTATTCAATCCAGAGTTGTTTTTATTGATGAAGTAGAAGCAACACTTGCTGAGAACAAGGAGCGTGGTCTTACTGCTCCTGGTTGGTGGCAGTACACTTCATACACAGATGCTTCTGGTGAAACACGTCACAAGTGTCAGCACCTAGTAGCATTCAAAGATGCTGATGCTAATGTTGCTGATGCTGACGACACAATTGCTGCTGACGTTGCATCGGTAATTACTCTTGATGCTCTTCAACCAGTTGATATTGTTGGTCTTGCTGATGGAGCAGTCGCAACATTTGATATGACGGCACATGCTACCTTCTCTGTTGGAACAGGTATCTTCCAGTGGCAGCGTCAAACTGCAACTGGTACTCGCTGGACTAACATCACCGATGGTGCTGGCGTTGGTGGAACATATGCTGGTGCTCTTACCGCACAACTTACAATCACGGGTGCTACTAAGGCAGACCTTGATGGTTATAAGTTCCGTGTCAAGGTTACATCAACTGCTGGTGGTGAGGAGCAAATTTCTCGTGCAGCAACTCTAGGATTTGCATGATCTAAATGAACTTTAGTGAACTGACTCACGATAATTGGTTATTCTTCGCCATTCAAAACTATAATAACCCGTCGTCCGTAACTTATGCAGATTTTGAAGAAGACCTGAAGAGATTCAAGTATATCAAAAGATTGCTAAAAAGATATGAGACGACGGGTGAATTGAAAACCCATCTTATTCTAAATCATGTGATTGTATTGTATAATGTGTTTGGTGATGCAGCAACACCGCTGCTGTTTTATAAAGTAGAAGCAACATATTGGTCTCAAATCAAGGCATTTCTGTTGTTTCTAAATAGATTACCACCTTCACTAAACGAGGATGTTGACAAAGAATGTCTGAAAAGTCTAAATCTAATTTAAATGAAATGGTTGCTGGAGACGGATCTGGTCTTCAGTTGCCACCTGCTTTTGTTATGGTAAATCCAAGACAACATCGTAAGTATAAGAAGGCAAACCAAGACAAAGTAGATGGTCGCACTAAAGGTGCTCGTGCCTTATTCAATCGTATTCAACGCAGAAAAATGAAAGAACAACTAGAAACTCAAATTGATGAAGCGATTGTGTCCGATACTGAAAGGGCACAAAAGCAAATCGCTCAAGGTAAAAAACTAAATCGTCAGAAAGAACTTCAACAAAAGCGTAAGGAAGCTAAAGAGAAGTTGATGAATAAGACGAAGGAAATGGATACCTTGATGAAAGCAAGATTATCTGACTTCAAAAAGAAAGCTTCTGAACAACAGAAGAAAGTACAACAAAAAAATTCATTTGAACCCACGGGAAATATTATGATGGAAAACCAAGATGTGATTCAAGTTGCTCTTGATGTAGCAACTTCTGAACTTAACCCACAAGGTGAAGGATCATTTGCAAAGATTCAATTCTCTGATGGTGGAGTTCAAAACCTAGACAACTTCTCAGCAAAGCGTATTGCTGCTTGTTATGCTCAGTTAGATGATACACACAAGCAACAGTTCCAGTATATGCTGAACAAGGATGCTGCATCGTATCAATCTGCTCTTGATTTTGCTATCCGCAACGTCTGATAAGGAGCACGAGTGGCATTCGGTCTTGGAAAGCTAGCAGTTTTAGAATCAAAACTGGATATCTATGAAGATCTCTCTAAAGAGATGCTTGACAAACTAGAAAGAGCAGTAGTTGAAATTTCAAATAACAGTAATAAAGTTGCTGTTATTCTTGAAAGGCATGAGAATCGTTTAGAAGAAAACGGCAAAGCAGATAAGTTACTTCTCAAGATGCTTGAAGAGGTAAAGCAATCTAATTCTGAAGAACACAAGATGGTCAATTCTAGGATTGATGCACTTGAGAAAAAGATAGATGATCTTTATAAGTTCAGATGGATTGCTGTTGGGGTTGCCCTTGCTGCTGTGACAATTCTCAAAGCTCCTGATATTTTCAGTTCTTTCCTAAGACCGAACTTGACATCCCTCACTTCCCCTGCTACTATGGAGTTCGTGAAACCTTCGTGATGTATGTCATTTATTGACGTAAAGTATATTCAATTAGTATCCTCTCGCCTTGTTCTCTTCTCTCGCAAGAAGGCAGATCTGTATAATTTCAGATGTCCTTATTGTGGAGATAGTCAGAAACGTAAGAACAAAGCGAGAGGATATCTTTTCAAGGTCAAAAATGACTTTGTTTTCAAGTGCCATAACTGTGGCATGGGAAGAACTCTTGCAAACTTTTTGAAAGATCAAGATACATTTCTTCATGATCAATATGTCATGGAGAAATTCAAGGATGGTAAGACTGGCAAGGGAACTACAGTCCCAAACCCCAACTTCAATTTTCAGGAACCGAAGTTTTTCAGCAAACGTGAAAAAGGTATTGATCTTGAAAAAATTTCAGACCTAAATATTTCTCACCCAGCGAGAGAATATCTTGAGCAACGTGGTATCAAAGATCTAGATTACTTCTATTATTGTCCTAAGTTCAAAGCTTGGACAAATGAACAAAAGAAGATGTTTGATAATCTCAAGCAAGATAGTCCCCGTATTATTATCCCACTCAAAGACAAAGAAGGTAACCTCTTCGGATATCAAGGCAGATCGCTTGCCCCTAAAGCAAAACTACGTTATATCACGATCATGCTAGATGAGGAACAACCCAAGATCTTTGGTTTGGATAGAGTAAAGGAAGAAGATCCAGTTTATATTGTTGAGGGACCATTTGATTCTACTTTTCTAAAAAACTCTGTTGCTATGGCAGGTTCTGATGCTGATGTTAGAACCTTTGGTTGGAAAAATTACGTTTGGATTTTTGATAATGAACCACGCAACAAAGAAATTGTATCTAGAATCTCCAAAGTTATTGAACGAGGAGATAAGGTAGTCATTTGGCCCAAGAAAATACAAGAAAAGGACATAAACGATATGGTCCTTGCTGGACACAAAGTACAGGATGTGGTAGACTCCAACGTCTATAGTGGATTAGAAGCAACTCTTAAATTTAACGACTGGAAGAAAGTATGACAAACGGACATGGCATCAAAGTTCGCAAGCGAAACGGCGCTGTAGAGGCGTTGAACCTGGATAAGATCCACAAGATGGTGGAGGAGGCTTGCGAGGGTCTAGGGAGCGGTGTGAGCGCCTCTCAGGTGGAGATGAACTCTGGTCTCCAGTTCTTTGACGGGATTGAAACGAAGGACATTCAGGAGATCCTGGTGCGTTCTGCCAGCG